TCATCAAAATACTCTCCAAGAACAATATTTTTTACTCTACCAATAACGAAATGATTACCAGCAGAATTTCCTATTGTAGAATCTATCGATTTTGAGAATAGCATATATTATTTAGTGTCTTGACTTGTTGGTAGAGCGGGACTTGTATTTACTTCTCTAAGTAGTTGTTGTATTTCGCTTTCTGATATTAAACTATCTTCCCCTTGATCTTTCTCTTTTGGCTCTTGAGCTTTACTAATTATTTGAGTTAATTTAACGAGTACTTCATCGTTCTTTAGACTAGAATTTAACAAGTCTTTAACTATGGGAATTATAACTATAGCGTCTCCTGTCCCCTCTATGTAACCCAATAACCTTTGTATTTCTGAAGATATTACTTCACTTTGTTTTTTGTGTTGATTGTAGGCTTCCTTCATCATGTCAGACACCTTCTTCCCAGGAAAAAGCTCTTTATCTTGTATTTCCATATTAATTTTATATATAAATACGCTCAATCTACATTTTCTATATAGTAATTAAGCGTAGACTTATATAGTTTTTTTAGCTTATTTATCACTTTTGTTATCGTATTAGATTGCACATCGTTCATTTCTTTTATGTATATGAATATGGCTTTTTTATTAAATACGTTTATTGACTCTCTTCGCTTGAATATTTCCAATAAAGAATACGCAACTTTTAGTTCGTCTTCTATATCGAACATAGTTGGTATCTTTTTTTCCATTATTTGTATAAAATCATCGAGTAATTTAGATCTATCTAAGTGGGAATCAAACTGATTGTCTACTATCTTTTCGTGAGTTTTTTCAGAGTTATCTACTTCGTTAAGTTCTACTTTAGCTACTAGTTTTTTATAGTTTTTTTGGTTATATATTATAAGATATCGCTTAATTATTGTACCAAAATAAGAATACGCTTTTCCTTTAGATTGATCGTAAAAATGAGCTTTTTGTAACATGAATGATATTAGCTCATATTTTAAATCTTCTATATTGTCTACTTCTGTATAATAGAACTTAAATGTGTGTATTATATTTTCCGCTAATTTATATAAAGCGTGATGAATATGAGCATTGTATATCTTATTTCTTTCGTATTCGCTAGTAGCGTCTCTATAGCGTAAAATAGCTTCCTCAGTCTCTTGAGTAAAATAGTTATTTTTTGTCTTAGGCTTACGCTTTCTAGGTTTACCTTTCTTAGTTAATAATACTTCTTCTTCCATGGTGGTATTTTATCTTCGTCCAGTGAACGATTGCACTGTTTTTTGTAATTCTTTAATGTTATCAAACAGTGATCTAAGCTCCGGATCGGATTGCACCCAAATAGTCATATCGATTTTATTGACTAACGCGTTAAAATCATCGAGTAAAAATATTACATCGTTAGTGAATTTAGATTGCTCGTTTAGCATGTTTTCTAGCTTTACGTTTTTCTTGTAAAGATTGATAATTGCATACGCTATACCTGCTAATATCCACATGCATATAGTAATGATTATTCCTTCGTACATATTATTTTGTATTTATTTGTGATTCTATTCTTGATGCCATGAGATCCGCTTGGTGTAATATGTACACCATATTTGTTTTTATTTGAAATTCGTTACCATAAGGCATGTAATATTGTTTATTTGATTCTTCATATAATCCATCATGCAATTTTATGGCAAGAAATTCCCTTTCATTAATAGCTATACCAAATTCTTGAAGACAGAATAAAGATCTATCGGCTATTCTCATGTGAATCATATTAGTATTATACTTATAATACGCGCCTTGTTTTTCTACATGCCACTGAGAATCGTTTTGCAAGTAGAACGGTTCTTCGTCTGTGCCTAATTTTCCAAGATCATGATTGATGGCACAAAAAACTAATTCTTCTAGCTTATAATCTTTCACTTGATCAAATTTATCCCAAACTTTGTCTAATACCAAAGAGGCCTTTACAACTCTATTGACATGTTCTAAGTAACCTCCAGGAAAACAATTGTGATGACTTAGTTTTGAAGAAGCGGGAGCAGTTGTTAATACAAGCTCTCTACCCTTATATAAATTTAATAATTGTTCTTTTCTGGGAGATTGGATGTACGAATTAATGTATCCATAAAACTCTTCTAAATTTTTTAAAATTTGATCTTCTGATAATTTTTTCATTGTTTATAACTTTTGTTATTATGAATTTAATAATTTTAATGTAGTTTGGACAATTAACTCTTTGGTGTACACAGAATGAATAGTTACATTTGTTGTTTCGCACGGCATGCCATTATTTAATTCGTAAGGTCCTGACCACACCATATACCTAGATCCAAGCTGGTCGTACCTATCAACTGCATACACAATGTCTAAGTTAGCTATAATTCCGTGTTCGTATATTTCAACTACAGGATATAACTCGCATCCAAATTTATCTTCTATGTAATCACAAGTATTTGTGTAGCTTTCACACTGTATTTCTTGAAAGTTAACTATAGTTATTAATTTTTCTTTAACGTATTTACACACTTTACATCCAGATAAAGTGTACAACGTAACAGATTTACTCATATTAATTTTTCTTTTATCAATTCAGCCCTAAAGTCTTTATCTATAGAAGTTATGAATTCTATCCAAATATGTTTTTCTAATTCGTTAAAATCTAAAAAATTATCGTCCAAAAAAGCATATATTAAATTAATATCATCTTCTGTTATATTGTCTATATCTATATTATCTATATTCATTTAATACTTATTATAATATATATAGCTATGCTGTCAGCTGTTTCCCCCCTGAGTAACTCAGGAAAAAATAATCACAATTCCAATCAAAAAGAAATAAATCTTTTAAGTGATTATTAATTATACACAAAATTTAATTTTTAAAAATCGATAAATTAGTGTTTAATTTATATTGATGGATAAAGATTTATTAGTTTTGGGGCTCTTAGAGTCAGTACTTGGAAGAGGTAAGCGTGATAGAAATACCAGTAATTACGTATTTCATTGTCCTGTGTGTGCACATAAGAAACCTAAACTCGTAGTAAACGTTAATTCTGGTCAATACAACTGTTGGACTTGTTCTCCGCCAACTAAAGGTAAAACTCCAGTATCTTTATTTAAGAAGTTAAATGTCGATCGTCAAAGATTGCACGAGATGGCTTCTTACTTCTCTTCTCACAATGTAAATTTGAATGTAGATACAACCAAAAATGAATTTGTAACTTTACCCAAAGAATATATTTCAATGTTGCATAACGACAATTCGTTAGATTACAGACGGGCTATAGCTTACCTTAAGCAGCGTGGTATTTCTACAGAGGACATAAAAAAGTATAATATCGGATATTGTAAAACTGGTAGGTATAGATCAAGAATTATAATACCGTCTTACGGAGAAATGGGTAATTTGGATTATTTCATTGCTAGATCTTACGAAAGTGACGCATACTTAAAATACGATTCGCCTTCTGTGAAAAAGGATGAAATAATAGGTATGGAATACTTAATAAATTGGAAAGTTCCTGTAATACTGTGCGAAGGAGCGTTTGATGCTATAGCAATAAAGAGAAACGCTGTGCCGCTGTTCGGGAAAACTATTTCAACGGCGCTAATGAAAAAATTAGTACAATCAGAAGTAAAAACTATATATTTGGCGTTAGATAACGATGCCATAAAACAATCTATACATTATGCAGAAAAATTATTAAGTTACGGTAAAGAGATATACTTAATAGAACTTCAAGGTAAAGACCCGTCTAATTTAGGATTTGCAAATATGACTAAATTATTTCAAACAGCAAAGCCTTTTACGTTTTCTGACCTTGTGGCAAAAAAGATGGAGTATAAATGGAATTAAAAGACATTAAATTAGACAAGATATATCACATATCTGACGTACACATAAGAAACTTTAAGCGTCACGAAGAATATTCTAAAGTTTTTAACAGACTTTATAAGCTTTTAAAAAAGGAAGTAAAGGCTAATAAAAATTCAATGATATGCTTGACTGGAGATATAGTGCATGCTAAGACAGATATCACTCCAGAGTTAATTCAAGAAGTGCAACTGTTCTTTTCTTCGCTAGCCAATATTGCCCCAACCATAGTAATTCCAGGAAATCACGACGCAAACTTAAATAACGATCATAGGTTAGATAGTTTGACTCCTATAGTTAACGCGCTAAATCACACAAACTTAATATACTTAAAAAAATCACAAGTTATAGAGTTAGGAGGTATAAAGTTTGCTCATTGGTCTGTGTTTGATAAGTTAGAACAATATACAAAAGCTCAAGACATCGATGGAGATTATAAAATTGCTTTATATCACGGTCCAATATACGGAGCGTTGCTTGAAGGAAATTACATGCTTAAAGAGGGGGGAATACAAGTTTCCGATTTCGATGGATTTGATTTAGTCCTTTTGGGAGATATACACAAAAGACAGTTTTTAAATGAAAATAAAACAATAGCTTACCCCGGATCGTTAATTCAACAAAATCAAGGCGAGGACTTGCGTCACGGAATAATGATTTGGGACTTACAGGCTAAGACTGGAGAATTCGTCGATATACACAACGACACAGCGTTCTATACAGTGGAGGTCGTAGCCGGAGTTTATCAGGACATACCTGAAGAATATCCGCATAATATATACTTAAGAATAAAGCACAAAGATACGTCTCAAGTTAGGTTAAAAGAGATTATTAGTGAAATAAAACAGAATAGAAAAGTCATAGAGGTATCAATGCAAAAGGTTAACGACTTTTCTTCTGGATCTTCAAACATACAACGAAGGCAGTATCTAGATTTGAGACTAACTCATCACCAAAACGATTTATTAAGGCAATTTTTAAAAGATCAAGGTGAGTTAACAAAAAAAGAGATAGATAAAGTTTGTTTGATAAACGAAGAATTTAACAAAAAGATAAGTAGACCCGACATACCTAGAAATACCACCTGGAGTATAAAAAGATTCGAATTTAGTGACATGTTTTCTTACGGTAAAAACAATGTCATAGATTTTGAGTCAATGACAGGAATATATGGATTATTTGCTCCCAACGCCAGCGGTAAATCTACTTTACTAGATTCAATAACTTACTGCTTGTTTGATAAATGTTCAAAAACCACAAAATCAGGTTTAGTTATGAACAATCAATCAAATAATTTTAAATGTAAGTTAAAATTTGAACTTAATGAAAAGTTATATACCATAGAACGTAGAGGTCTTAGACAAAAATCTGGAAACATTAGAGTAGAAGTTGATTTCTTTTACGAAGACGGTGGCAATAAAGTATCTCTAAACGGTAAAGATAGAAGCGACACAAACGAAAACATAAGACAAGTAATAGGAAATTACGAGGACTTTCTATTGACAGCGTTGAGCGCTCAATCAGGAAATTCTGGATTCATAGATATGAAACAGGGCGATAGAAAAGACCTATTAGCTCAATTTTTAGACATCAATATCTTTGAAAATTTGTACAACGTAGCTAACGAAGAGACTCGAGACACACTTGCAGTGTTAAAAGAATTTCAAAAAAACGACTACTACGCTGAGTTGGCCCACTCTGAGTTAGAAATAAGCGCTCACAAGCAAAAAATATCTGAAATAAAAGAAAAAAAGAAAGACAAAGATAAGGAAAGATCAAATATTAGTAAAAAGTTAATGGATTTAAGTTCTTCTATCATTCATATAACGGTAAAAAGAAATATTACAACGATAGAAAAACAAAAAACAGAAACTCAAAAAGAAATTTTGTCTATAAACAAAAAATTAGAAGACAAATTAACTGAAATAGATAAA